ATAAGTTTACGGACTGCGCTTATTTCTACATTGAGCTGATATTTGATTCGGAGAAGAACAATTCAATCCCGCAAATCAGTTTCGTTATGAAGGGCAAGAACGTTTTCGATCCGCGAACAAATGCAGCAGCGACCACTGATCTACAGCGCAGCAACCCGGCCTTACAAATAAGAGACTACCTAACAGATACGACTTATGGCATACGGGCCACATCTGATGAACTGAATGACACAACGAACGCCGGTGGCTTTGCAGCAGCCGCGAACACTTGTGATCAGAACGTAACCCTTGCAGATGGATCGTCTACAGAGAAACGATATACCAGTAATGGTGCTACCAACATGTCTGCATCAGGCGAATCTATTTTGTCAGGCATCATGTCATCTATGGGCGGGCGGTTGACGTATACGAATGGCAAATTCAATTTGTTCGCTGGCGCAGCACAAACGCCATCAATGACTATTACAGATGATGATTTATTAACAGCAGTTGCCGTTGAGACGAAAACTAGAAGTGGTGATCTGTATAACAGCGTAAAGGCTATATATGTAGATAGCAGCAATGACTTCAAAGCGCAGGAAAGCCCGGTTCTCACTGACGCCACCATGCTCTCACATGACACCCCACCCGGCAGTTCATCAGCCAACTTTAGGAAGACGTTAGAGGCACAGTTGCCGTGGACAACCTCAGAAACTATGGCGCAGCGCTTAGGCAAGATACAGCTAAAGTACCAAAGACAAAGCATACAGTGTCGCGTTTCTGTGGGCATGGAATTTTTTCGGTTGCAGCCGAATGATTTTGTGAGAATGACGAACGCAAGGCTTGATTTCACTAACAAGCTTTTCGAAGTGCAAGACATACAAATGGCTCTGGACTCAGCTGACAATGCTTTGGTAGCCAGTGTTGACATGACGTTGCGAGAGATAGACAACGCTGTATGGGACTTTGCAACCAATGAGTATTCAGCTGGAATCGGCGAAGGATCTGCAATAGATACAGGTGACTTTTCTGTTAACGCGCCTACCATCGGAACGCTAACCCAGCGGGCAACTATCCAAGGGCCGCACACCATAATAGATATTATTGTGCCGTGGACAAACCAACAAACTGATGCCGTTCAAGGCACAGAGATACAGTATAAAATTTCCAGCGAAAGCGATTATGCAGTTGCTACCGTGGCAGGGAAAGGTCAAACCAAAGGCGTTATCCAGAACGTTGTGGTAGGCAACACATATAACGTTCGGTTGAGACACTTCAGTTATGACAACGTGTACTCTGGTTATTCATCTGTAGCTAATATCACGATCGCGGAATCAGATACCTTAGCGCAACCATCTAGCGTCAGCGCCACCACCGGCAAGCCTTTCTTTATTGAGTTGAAGTGGACTAACCCGGCGAATACCAACCTTCGCGCCGTAGAAGTACACGCAAGCACGAGCAGCGGATTCACGCCCAGCACTGGGACGCTTGTTAACAGCTATTACGGTGATGTAGGAAAAAATAAGAGAGTTCTGTTAGGTAAGAGCAGTGATTTTGGCTTTGATTACAACACAACATTTTACTTTCGGTTGCGGGCTATCAATGTGCTCGGCACTGCTACGGCATACACCTCACAAGTCGCTGGTTCTTTCACCAAGGCAGTAAGCGCTGACATAGACACCATTTCGGCCAACCAGATAACCGCTGGGACAATAGATGCTTCACAAATAGATGTGGAAAATTTGAACGCAGCAGAAATAACCACTGGAACCCTTTCCGTCAACAGGTTCCCAACAACCGTGGTTTTTGAAAGCGAACTCACGGACGGCACAACAACAATTAGCGGCAGCAACATACAGAGCGGCACAATCACGCTGTCATCTAACAACGCGACGAATGATCTGGCGCACATTAAGGGAGGCAAAACTTCTTATGAAGATACCAGCAATGAAGGTTTCTTTATGGGATTCAATGCCAGCAATCACCCGGCCTTCAACATTGGCACCGGAACCGACTTTCTTAAATATGATCAAAGCAATGGGTTAACACTTCGCGGAACTCTTACAGCGGGAGACATAACCTCTGGCGGCACCTTGTCTGGTGTAAATATGGAGATCGGCTCTAGCAACTCTATATTTAAAGCCACAAGCTCAGGCATTCAACTAGGCCACGCAACATTTAGCAGTGCGCCTTTCCGAGTAACGCCAGCTGGCGCTCTTACGGCAACCAATGCCACCTTGAACGGCTCTCTCACAAGTGGTAGTGGAAATAGCATCTTCAAAGCTACCACAACCGGCATCCAGCTAGGTCACGCTACGTTTTCCAGTGCGCCATTTCGTGTGACTGCAGCGGGTGCTCTGACAGCAACGAGCGCGACAATAACGGGCGCTGTAACAGCCACCTCATTCGCCATGTCTGGTGGCGCGCTCATAAACGCTGGGGATATTAGACGCGATTCGTCCTTCTTCACCGTCGTAAACAACAACCTTGCGTTAGCTGATGACGGCGTTACCTCTGACAAAATTGCTACGTCTCTACAATCTAGCAATTACTCCGCTGGCAGTGCGGGTTGGAAAATACAAAAATCAGGTAACGCAGAATTTAACGGTGTTGTTATATCGCGGCAGCTTCTTGTTGACTCTGGAACCTTTAGCACCGGCAGCACACAAGCCCTAAAGAACGATATAAGAAATGGCGGAGGAAGCGGCGTTTATCCTCGTTCTACAATACCAACAAATGATCCAGCTTTAGCGTTAGACAACACATATTTTATAGAAACGAACACCAGCCATTCCGGTTGGGCTGGAACTAACACCACATTTATAGCTCTAATCGGTGCTGTAGGAGCGTCATCAGTAGCCGTTTGGACTCCCGATGTTAACGGTAGTTCTGCGTCAGGATCTTTCATTGCTGGATTCCCTAGCGACATACAATGGGGCGCGATTGCTAGCGTGATGCCCATAACGAGATACAGTGGCAATGCTAGAGTGTTTATAAAATTAGATTTTTTCACGCGTAACGTTTACAGCTACAATATTACTTTCCAGTGGAAACTTTATCAGGTGACATAATGGCAGTTGGGGATGTATTAAACGCTTACTATTTGGACAATGGAACGAGTGTTTATGTTAGCTGGATATCTGGGGAGGATCCTAGCGTTGGGCCGGGTTTGTCGTTTGTAACTGATGGTATTTATTCTATTGGCGATGATGATTATGAGGAAAAAAAAGCCCAAGCGGATGCTTTCATAAAAGCAAGTGGATAGCGTTGTCACACTAATCAACGAAGTCGGTTTCCCTATCGCTGCGGCCATCGGGCTGGGTCTTTTTGTGTGGAAACTCATCACAAAAATAATAGATGGCATGGAAGCCAAGATTGATGTTCTGGATGACAAGGTTTCGGCACAGATAAGTGAGATAGAAGAACGGCTTGGTAGCAAGCTTGATGCTCAAATGGGAATACTTGTAAGCCTCATAGATAGGGTTCGTTCTGTGGACAATGAGATCATAAGGCAAGACACCATGATGAAAACCATTCTAGGGGTGCCAACACTTATGAACACAGACCGTATGGCGAAGGCTGATAGAGAAGATCAGAGAAAGGATTGATGATGCGTGGTGAAATAAAATTTTATGCCTTGATCAATGTTTTCGTCATATTGCTGCTCACAACGCCAGCGGTTTTGAGTGATGAAATGAGGCACAAATTCAAAAGCCCCAGCTTCAGCGGTCAAGGCGCATCAAGTCATTATCTTACAATAGAAAACCAAACCTTTAACCGGAAGGAAGCCATTGATGCCAGATTAGAAGCGTTAGCAGATGAGTTAGAAAGAGCAGCACAAAATACAACGCTCGCTAGATTCCAGAGAAACCTTGAGAGTAGAATATACGCTCAACTGTCACGCCAGCTTGTAGATAACCTGTTCGGTGAAAACAAGAGCACAGAAGGCATCATTGAATTGCTAGGCAACAAAATTGAGTATGAGAGCGATGGAGAAACTGTCACGCTTACCATCACTGATGAAGATGGCGGCACGACTACCATTGTTATTCCTGTCAACAGTTTTACTTTCTAGCTGCCAAACAGACCCCCGCGCCGCGATTGATGCGAAGCCAGAACCTAACGCCCTGATAGGTGAATTGCTGGTTGAAGAGCTGGCGCTAGTAGAAACACCCAAGCAGCGCCCGGTCATAGCGATATACGCGCAAGCATTCCAAGACTTTACGGGACAACGCAGAAGCAACAGCCAATACGCAGACTTTTCCACGGCAGTTACCCAAGCGCCTTACGCATACCTAATACGCGCACTCAAACACGCTGGGGGCGGCGAATTCTTTGATGTTGTAGAAAGGGTTGGCTTAGATAATTTAACCAAAGAAAGGCAGCTAATTCGTTCTACGAGAAAACAATTCGAAGATGACCAAGAGCTTATGCCCTTGAAATTCGCAGGTTTATTGATGGAAGGAGGCGTGATAGGGTACGAAAGCAACGTGAAGTCAGGCGGCTTCGGTGCGAGGTATTTGGGGATCGGTGCTTCCAAAGAGTACCGACAGGACACTGTAACAATAAGCCTTCGCACAATATCAGTCTCAACCGGGAAGGTGTTGCTTGAAGTCTTGATTACCAAGTCAATATTCAGTGTTGGCTATAGTCAGGATATTTTTCGTTTCATTGGGCAAGGGACGAAACTAATTGAGATTGAGAATGGTGTGGTTGAAAACGAGAGCGTTGGTTTCGCGCTGCAGATTGCTATTGAGACTGCCGTTCTGGAAACTATTAAGCAGGGTTACGATAATCTTTTCTGGATTCCTCGCAACTACTAGCTACGCAGACAACGAAATATACGTCAATCAAGTTGGTAACACTGCCAACATAGATCTAGAACAACTGGGATCAAATAACGTCATCGGCGGTTTAACAGCAGTGGTTGGCAACATGACCGCCCTTGATCTTGATGGAACAAGCTTGACTCTTGATATAAACCAGATTGGTAACAACAACATCTACCGGGGAGACATTCTTGGTAATTCCAACACTGTCTTCATGGAATTTGATGGAGATTCAAACTCTTTTACCATCCAAGTTGATCCTACGAACACTTACAGCGCTGACTCTGGCAACTATTACGTTGATGTAACCGGCTCATCCAACAGCATGACGTTAAACGTTGGCACAGCGGCTTTATCTGATACCTTAGACCTAGATTGGATCATCAATGGCTCATCCAACAGCATAACCAGTTCTATTGATATAGATCAGGCTACCAACTACATGGATATTGATGGTTCCAACAATACGGTGACATATGATGGTGACGGTGCTGCGACAGGGTATTTCTATCTGGATCAAACGGGTTCATCACGAACGTTCAACATCCAACAGCAAAGCACATCCGCGCAAGATTGGCTCAAAATTATTTCTACTAGCTCTAATGGCACTATGTGTGTCATTCAAAACGATCAAGGTACAAGCACAAGCTGTTGAAGTTGGCGCTATAAGCGACATCAAAGGCGCTGCGCGGGTTTTACGTGATACCCCGTATGCTGCAAGCCTTAACTTTAATTTATTGCTGAGAGACGATCTCAGGACTTCTCAAGGAAGGCTGGAAGCTACTTTCCTAGATGACAGCACTGTACGGCTTACAGAGCACTCATCTTTGGTCATTGACGAATACGTTTTTGATCCAAACCCTTCTAAATCAAAAATGGCTATCTCATTTGCCAGCGGAACAGCTCGCTTCATAACGGGCAAGCTTGGCCTCATTGATAAGCAAAATATAAAGCTACGGACCCCAACCGCGGATATTGCCATACGAGGGACGGACTTCACTTGTACGGTAGATGAGCTTGGCCGCTCCCTGATTATATTGTTGCCGAAACTGGACGGCACTTCTAGCGGTGAGATCTTGGTGACTACAGCGCTTGGTTCTGTGACGCTGAACAAACCATATGAGGCGACCACTGTGGATGTCTATGAAAAAACACCCACCGCCCCTGTGATACTGGATCTGACGCTGGATCTCATTGATAACATCCTGATCGTAAACCCACCCAAAGAAGAAGCATCATTAGAAGAAGAACAGACGGCACAAGCGGCTGATTATTTAGAATTTGATGATCTTGATGTGGACTTCTTAGCAGAAGACTTTCTGGACAATGAAGCGGACTTAGAATTCACGGAGCTAGATATAAATTATTTGGATGTAAACTTTCTGGAAGATCTACTGAATATTGTGGACGCGCTGGCGGTGAAAGAGGAAGAAGATCAACTAAAGCAGCTAGCGACCAGTATAAATATCAAAGGCACCAGCATAGGCCAAGATCCCGTCACACAGATCACAACCATAATACAGGGCCAAAACGTATCTATTAGACGCAACGTTTCATCAAACGCAAGGATTGACTTAGACGGCTCTGGGTCGTACACAGTTATCTTAAGTCAGGGCGGTATCAAAAACACAGTCATAGTAAACGGTGGTGGTAGCTCAGTAGTGAGGATTACGCAGGGTTCGTAATGAGATTTTTGTACATCTACATATTTCTTCTGTTGCCTATGGCGTTCAACTTCTCAGGTTTAGAAATGTTGAAGCTCAAGGTGTTTGATGTATTCGTTTCTACACCAGAACCCAGTGGCAACTTTGCCGTCTTAAACATTACAGAGGCAGATGTGGAAGAACAGCTTGGCTGGCCTTTTCCTCGTACTGTCTTAGCCAACCTGCAAGAAGATATGATGGAGAAGGGTGCGCTAGGCGTGGGCTGGGTCATAAGCTTCCCGCAACCGGGCAGATGGAACGGTGACAAACTTTTTGCTTTGATAGCCAATAAGCACCCATCTGTGTTCGCTATGTTCGAAAGCCCTAACAGGGAATATCCTAAGACCACCGGCACTGTGATCATGGGCGAAGATATTGGCGGCTACATGGCTACCGGCACCATACAAAACACCCCAAAACTACAAATCAACCAAGGAATCGTTTCGGCACCTATTGATGTTGATGGATTGTTGCGCCGTATGCCTCTGCTCATGCGGACACCGGATGGCTGGATACCATCATTCGCAGTGCAATCACTCAAAACCCTGACTGGTGGTGACACATACATAATTAAAACGAACGAAAACGGGTTGGAAAACGTTCGCATCCCAGAATTACCGCCCATCCCTGTAGATTCTATGGGTCGCAAATGGGTGTCTTGGGTCAAACCAATAGAAACCACTATGGATGATATGGATGTAGCAGGTAAATTCGTATTCGTCGGGGTGACAGCGAAGGGTGTGATGCCGCAAATTTCTACACCAGCTGGCCTGATGTACCCCCATCACATACAAGCAGCGTTCGCAGAGTCACTTATCAACCAAAATTCACCAATTATTAAAGATTACGCGCCAGCGGTGGAAATGTTGGTTTTTACCGCCGTTCTAGGGCTTGTGTACGCTTCTATTACGTTTTTAGGCGTGGCCCTTGGTATTTTAGCGGCTATCGCCGTTTGGCTTGCCACGGGGCTTACAGGCGCTTATCTGATAAATACGGGAATGTTGCTAGATGTTTCGTGGTCATTGGTTGCTTCTGTGGTTATGGGGGCCGGCGCTTTCTATTTTAGATTCAAAGAGCAATGGCAGCTGCGGCAACAGATCAAAAAACAATTTGAGCATTACCTTGATCCAAGACAGGTGGCAGAGCTGCAAAAGCACCCTGATAAGCTGAAACTGGGTGGTGATCGCGCTTATGCGACTTTCTTGTTTACAGATGTGCGGGGGTTTACCTCTCTGTCAGAGCAGCTTGAACCCGAAGAAGTGACGTATGTGATGAACCGGGCGTTGACGGTGCAATCTGACGCAGTAAAACAAAACGGTGGTCTGGTAGATAAATACATCGGTGATGCAATGATGGCTATATGGAACGTGCCGTTGCCTATGCAGGATCATGAGTCGAAAGCTCTGCAATGCGCTAGAGATATAGAAGCGGGTATGGTTGCGCTGAATGAGGAGCTTACGGCAGATGAAAAGCCGAATATTCAAATAGGCATTGGTATCAACACAGGCGATGCGATAGTAGGCAACATGGGAAGCGCGACACGGTTTGATTACACAGCGATAGGTGATGCAGTAAACACTGCTGCACGTTTGGAATCAGCAACGAAAGCCGAAGGCGTAAACGTCTTGATCGGGGCTAACACTGCACACGCTGTACAGGAAGGGCTACGGTATCACAATGACATAAACGTCAAAGGCAAAAAAGAAGGATTGAAGGTGTATACATGGGATTCAAAGTAAGCGCGGCGGCGGGTGTTCTACTCTTGTTATCGGGTATTGCGTTTAAGCTTTACTATGACAAAGCGCAAGCACAGATATCTGCTCTAAAACAAGAAATCATAACGCTGCAACAAAATGAGGAGTTGTTAAAAAAAGAGATAGCAGAACAAAACGAACAGCTACAGGAACAGCTACGAAAATCACAAGAGCAGTTTGAACAGATTAACTTGCTAAATGAGCGCAACCAACAAGCGAACGCAGATATAGCAAACCTGCGATCTAAATTTGCCAAACATGATCTTAATTATCTATCATTGCGGAAACCAAAGCTCATCGAAAAAATCGTGAACAAAGGTACTGCCGAAGTCTTAACAAATCTTGAAAACCTTACTGATAATTAGTTTCTCCTGTCTCGCCGGCTGTAGTTTGCTAACCCCGCAACCTCCCAAAGCTGCGCCGGTTGAGATAGTGAGGGTAGAAGTTCCAGCGCCCGTTTACCACCCAAACCTGCCAGAAAAGGTCAAAACGTTGCCTGTAGAATGGACTGTTCTTACGCCTGATTTGATGAAAGAATACGTCACAGATCTGGAAAATGGAGAAGCGCCGGTAAACGTTTGGTATTCGCTGACCACGAAAGGTTACGAGAACCTCAGCCAGAATATGGCAGAAGTTCAGCGGTACATAAAACAAGCGCTCAACATTATTGATTACTACAAGTCACTAGACGAAGGGGGAACCGATGACGCTACTGATTGACATATTCAACTACGGTACGACCATAGTTGCTCTGGCATCTGTTGTATGCGCGATGACACCTACTAAGAAAGACGACACCATAGTTGGCTACGCGTACAAGTTTTTAGAAATACTGGCGGTCAACATTGGAAAAGCCAAAGACCAGTAACACCGTTGAGGATTGTTTAGTCCTCATCGAAACAACCCGCAACGTCTTGAGCGTTTATAATGATAATGACGCTATCATAGACCAGCTGATGGATATTGCCTTGCATCTTGAAAAAGAAAAGAAGGGTGCGATGGCGTATTGGCTCTATAAGGCTTGTGATAGCTTGGAGGGTATGGATTGTATACTTACAGGGCAGTCTTAGATCGCGTTATAGATGGTGACACCATTGATGTAGATATTGATCTAGGGTTTGATGTTTGGCTGAAGAAGCAACGTGTCAGGCTACATGGCATTGATACGCCAGAATCACGGACTCGCAACAAGGCTGAAAAGGTGCTAGGTCTTGCCGCGAAGGAACGATTAAAAGAGCTGTGTGCTGATGGGATAAGCATACAGTCACTAGGAAAGGGCAAGTATGGAAGGATCTTGGGCATCCCGTACACTGCGACAGATGTTGACATTTGTGCGCTCCTTATTGAAGAAGGACATGCAGTTGAGTATCACGGCGGTAAGAAGACCAAAGTATGGGGATAAACATATGGATAGAGCGAAACTTGAAACAGAATTAGCGAGAGATGAGGGATGTATCTTTGAGGTGTATGAAGATCATCTTGGGTATGCCACCTGCGGCGTGGGCCATCTCATCAAAGAGGGTGATCCAGAACACGGTCAACCAATCGGTACACCAGTGCCACAAGAACAGGTCAACGCGTACTTGCAGCAGGATATTAATATAGCAGTGAAAGAAGTATCTGAGCGATACCCGTTCTTTGACCAGCTTGATGATGTAAGGCAGCGCGTCATGGTTAACATGGCTTTCAATCTTGGATCAACGAGGCTTGCGTTATTCAAGAAGTTCCTCGCAGCAGTTGAAGAACAAAGATGGGATGATGCCAGCTTGGAAATGCTGGATTCCAAGTGGGCTGGTCAGGTAGGCAATAGAGCCAAAAGGTTGTCTGATATGATGCGGGATGGCACTGTCTAAGACACAAAACGCAAGG